ATGTGTTTAAAAAATCAACTAAGACAAAGATTAGTGTTGAAAGTATTCGCAATCGTGCAAGAAAACAACTGACAAGCGATGAGATTATCTCTATTGTAGAAAGTGTAGTGAATGCGTAAACTATTCATTGTGCCTATTGAACCACTTGATAATCGTTATACGAAGCAGTGGTATGATTTTATTCCTAAGCAACTTAGTCAAGAGTTTATAGATTATGAAATCATCAACATCGATGGCAATAGCAGTGGATACGATAAGCCCCAGCCCGGGGCTTTTTTCGACTTCAGTGCTACGTGTCTTTACAAAGCAAGTCAAGCACAAAAGATTAGTCAGTTGTTCATTGACAAAGTAGTTAATGAAGATGATATCTTTTTCTTTACTGATGCTTGGAATCAAACTGTGCATACAGTTAGATATATCAGCGAACTAAACAAAATACCTGTAAAGTGTGTTGGCATTTGGCACGCTGGTTATTATGACCCAACTGATATTCTTGGTTTTACTATAGAGAATAACGAATGGATCAGTCATTTGGAACAGTCAATGTATTATGCTTACGATCAAAACTATTTTGGCACAAGTCAGCATTTGGACAAGTTCAGAAAAGAATACAATGTTGATAGAAGTAAAGCATTCTTATGTGGGTATCCACTTGACTATCTATTCGACCTTGAGAAGCCAACGTTCGAAGAAAAGGAAAACATCATTGTGTTTCCACATAGACTGAACGAAGATAAAGCACCACACGTGTTTGATTGGTTGCAAGAGTATGTACAGAACAAACGACCAGATATCAGGTTCGTCAAAACGCAAGAAATGAATCTTACAAAAGAGGAATACTATTGCTTTCTCAGAAGATGTAAGATTGTATTCTCAGCAAATAAGCACGAAAACTTGGGCATATCTACATTCGAGGCGCATATGTTAGGCAGTGTTGTATGTGTTCCGGACAAGCTAAGTTACAAAGAAATGTATCCATATGAGATGCGTTATCCAATGACTGACAGTATGTATTTGGAACATAACAAAAGTGATTGGGAATGGATCGGAGATCGGTTCATTGTTATGATTGACAAGTATGACCAATATACAATGCGTGATATGTTTGCGTCAAGTAAACGGATTTACGATAGATATTTCAGCAGTAAAGAAATGTTTCGGTTTGTAAGGTTGTTGTAAGGTTCGTTTGCTACAATATAAAAATGACTATACTAACAAACATAGAAACAAAACTGTTAGACGAATATATTATTCGTCATAACTATACCACATTTGATGAAGCACATTTTCATCACATACTTGCAAATACGTTGCCTTCGTGGCGTAGCGAATGTATCGCAAGTTCAAGAATATATGAGTTTGGTACAACTGAAGCGTATCAAGATTATATAAAAAGTTTGTATATCAACAATGATGTATAAATACATTGTAGCTTTTGACAGAGTTACATTCACTCCTAATGTCAAATCGGGGAAAGTGGTTAGCGTCACTTTCCCCACTCTTACGCTAAAGAGTTTTGACAAACGGACAACATTAGGAAAAATAATATGAACAGAAAAGATTTATCAATCAATAACGTTATGAGCCTTCATTATGAACTGATGCGAGCTACTGACAAATACGAAATGTACCTGAACTCAGGTGACTTCAAAATGAGTGACTTATGGTACAGACAAATGGAGCTTATTACTGAAGATATGAAAGCTATGGACAATGACGGATTATGAACTAAACTTGATGACTGATTGGCGTTATACTAATGTCACAAACGGCGACAAGAAACCATATCCCAACAACTGGCAAAACACACCATTACAACTTAATCAAGTACTGTCTAATAACATTGGACTGCAACTTGGTCAACATAGTAATGGCACTTGTGCTATTGATTTCGACGGCCCAGAAGCGATTGATTTCTGGACAACAACATTTCCACAACATAATATCGATGAACTCAATACGATTATGTGGACTAGTGGCAAAGAATATCGTTGTCAGGCGGCATTCAGTGTACCTAGTGAGTATTGGCCTGTGCTTAAACGCAAAGTTACACATAGCTTAGAGTTTCGTTGGGGCGGACAAAGTGTGATGCCACCAAGCAAGCTGAATGATGGTCGTCAATATTTCTGGATCAACAGTCCAAGCACTACACAACTTAGAGAACTACCTGACGATATACTAACATATTGGTTACAGTTATTACTCAATGATATGCCATTGATTGATTACACGCCAATAGAACGCCCTAAACTGAATGACGATGCAATCGTTCAGTTGGCTGACGAACTTAAGAAACACTATCCACAGTTAGATTATGATACTTGGATACGTGTAACTTGGGCATTCTGCAATGAGCTTGGTACTAGTGACGGTGTTGCTATTATGAAGTATCATTATCCAGAAAGTAAGAGTGGTGAATATAGAAAGTTTTACAACAAATCAAACGTTGGTAAAAAGATTACTATAGGCACAGTTATCAAAATGATAAAAGATCGTGGCGGTTTTACTAAGGTGCCTAAACAGACATACTTAGAAACAAAACTCGCTGAAATACAAAATAAGTTAAGGAAACTAAAATGAACCAAATACAAAAAATTGAAAAAGCAAAAGAAGATTACTTTCAGGAAATCTATGACGATGTAGAGTGGGCGTATGGAATGGCTGAATGTCTTATTGAAGATAGAAAAATACATATTAGTTGGGCTGAACGTATTGAGTTAGCAAAGATGATGTTATCACAAATGAATGTCTATGCTGACGCAATGACTGAGGATGACGATGGCTCAAACTAAAAAGTCGCTTGAAAACAAGCAAAAGATGTATGAAGATGCTATCAACAAAATGAATGTTGAAGAAGCAGGATTACAATCATTAATCAACAATGTAGACATTGACGATAAGTTAAGACACGATTATGTTATTCAACTAAACAAGCTTAAAGCTGGATTAGAAGAACAGAAGAATGAACTACAGAAAACTACATTAGAACTTGAAGAAAAGTTTCTAACAAACAAAATCAAAAGTCAACAGAATGTAAGTCAAGCGTTGAACGAATTCAACGCATACTTTATAAGCTCAGAGAGTCAGTGGTATTGTATATACAGCGAACAAGAACGTAGGCATCAACCTAAAGTTAACATTGTAAGCACTACTACAATGAAAGATATGGTGTTTGGTGCAACAAACTGGTTCGCTGATACTGACAGAGATTTGAAACAGATTGCACTAGACAATAACAGATACTTTCGTGATGTAGAACGTAGCTTTTTACCACAAAGTAAGAATACGCTCAATCAAATGAATGAGTTGCGTAAGTATTGGTTAAAACCACTTGAGTGTGAAAGTTATCACGAAGCATTCGATATGCTATTTAGTAACTTAGTTGGTCACGATATTACATACAAAGAACAGATTGAACGTTACATTGCTTATAGTTATGTAAAGCCATACGATATCTTTGCGCCTAACATTGACAGTAGTGCTAAAGGTGGCGCAGGTCGTGACACAGTATTCAGAATACTAGAAATAATCTTTACAGAAGAATGTTGTGGCGAAGCTAAGAAAGAAACAGTTCAAGGTACACATAATGGTGAGTTATGGGGCAGAGTCTGGGTCAAGATTAGTGAGTCAAACAATCGTGCTATGGACATTAATGAGCTTAAAAACTTGACAGGTGGTCATAACTTTAGATTAAGACGAATGGGCGAGAATGCTGTGCAAGCACCACGAACGTTTAGATTCTTTATGATGAGTAACAACTATGAAGGAACTGCTAGATTGACTGGTGGTGGAAGTACTGCTGAAGATAGACGTTGGGAACCCATTTTCAGCACTACTAGTTTGTTAGACACTATTGCTGTGTTAAAAGGCTTTGATTTAGGCAGTCGTGAAGCTAGCGAGTTACTAAATGATTGGCAGAACAATGTCTATCAGAACGAGGAAGAAATCGCTAAGTGGTTGTATTGTATTATCAAAAAATATGATCCAGAAAACATTCAAAAACTAAGACCAGTTCACGGACAGTATTATGAGCAAATGGTAGAACGTCAAAAGAACAGTTTCAGCGTGTTTATGGAAAAAATAGTAGAACTAAGTAAAGTTTCTAACTGCTATGATATTGACAAAATCTACAAGATTTTTAAGATTGTAAGCAATACACCACTCAGTAAGAATAGTTTTGCTAAGAAAATGTGCGAATGGTTATTACAAACACAAAGTACTGAGTATGAGATTAAAGTTAAGAATATTTACACTGATGAAATAGATAGACTTAAACGACAGAAAAGACAGGTTGTATGTCCGAAAGACTTTGTGCAAACAGGTCGCCCATATGATGAAGAAGTCGATAACAGATTAGTATTTGATATATTTGATTTTATTGAAGAAAGTGATGAAAGAGGCGAGAGTATTGTTGACGAAAAGAACAAAGAATTGGGCGAGAAGCCACACGTCAACAACATTAAACAAGAGTTATTTTAAATGAGTATTTTAAGTGAGAAAATCGAGGTCAGCGTTTTTACAGCGAGCAGGTGGTGGGCACCTGCTCCGTATAAAGAAAGTTTTGACGATCTTCTCACTTAGATTCCTATTTGGAAAACAAACAAAAAAATTCAAATACATTATAGAGATGTAAATACAAGTATGAAAACGAAAAGTTATATGAGATATCACCGTTACGACCAAAACAATGTCAAATACATTAAACGCTTTGAGCTTAATGAAACTGTGCCAACAGATGCTCCACTAGGTTTTACACAGTGGATTCGTGGTACCGGTCCACACAGTGAAACAGCATTGCATAACGTTGCAGAAGGCGTGCGTAGAGCATGTCTTGGCGTACCCAAACCGCCAGAGCAACGTGAGAAAATGCGCTTGGCAAAGCTTGGTGTACCAAAGAGTTTAGAGCATAGAGAGAATATGCGTAAGAGTTGGTACAAACGTAGAGAGCTAGAATTAGCCGAACGATATATAGTTGATGAAATACAACCCACGTCAACTACATCTTCAGCATAAGTTAACTCACACAAACGTACAAACTAGCGTGATACAAAAGTATAACGTTAAGTTTAATGAGTGGGAGTTTAGTTCATGGAAGTGCCAGCATTGTAATACAACGTTGAAGTTTGCTAGTAACGTAGTAAAACACTATAACACTTGCAGAGAACTAAATAGTATTAAGAAGAAGGAACTAAGTAATGCCGATACAAACAATAATGATTAAAGGTCAGAAGATGTATAGATGGGGCGACACTGGTAAGCCATATAAAAATCGTAGTGATGCTGAGAAGCAAGCGGCGGCGGCATATGCTAGTGGTTATAAAGAACCAATGAAAGATATGAAGGGTAAGTAATATGGCAACACAACGTATGACAATGAATGGCAGAACAATGTACCGTGATGGCACTAATGAAAAGCCTATGACTGAAAAGCCCGGCACAAAGAAAAAAGGCGCAGATGGTAAACAATGTTGGGATGGCTATCGTTATGGTGGCACAGTGAATGGCCGTGATATCTGCACCAAAATGAAAAAATAAATTATATGAATGAACAAATAGAATACACATACAAACTATACCGAGATGATGACGAACAGTTAGTCGTTACAGTAGACCCATTAGTAAAAGACATTGAAGTATCATTAGAGAAGATGATGAGTATGAATGTTGATGAACTAAGTGATGATAACAAACATATCTTTGAGATGAAGATACTTGGTCTACGAACGATACATCAATTCTTAGGTGCATTACAACAAGAGCAATACCTTAAAGATTATAAACAGGGCCTAACAACAGAACTTAAAGGCCAAATCAATGTTGATACAAATCAAATGATTGATAGTATTACTAAAGGAGCATTACATTGAGCACATTTCAAGGCATCATGGACAAGCCATTTTACGTTGGGCACATAAAGAACTTTGATAAAATGGTCACAGAACTCAGTCCATTTATGAATGAGATTGAGATCGACCAATGTATAAGCTTTATGCACACACTAACTGATACAAAGAACGATATCAATCCAAGTCCAGAAGATTGTAAGACGCAACTACAAATAATGTTTGGACGTGATAGATTTTTAGAATTAACACAACAATGGGGCAAGAAGAATCAAAAGTTCCTATCGGTGTTTGGTGCATTGAAGTATAAAGACAAGCGTGATGGTAAGTTTTATGATGGTCTAGACGAGACAGACAATGTAGAAGATTACGAAAAGGTTTATATATGAATGCAATAAATTTTGCGCCACTCTTTGAACTTATGCAAGAGCGTGATCGTATTCTTAATGAAGGTACGTTAGAAGAAGTTATTGAGTTAGCTAAAGAGTATCATATCAATAGCAATGAAGAACATACGACAACACCTTATAAGTTAATGGTCGATAGAATAAAACAGAGATTGACATTAGAGAAATTTGATTGGACAACAATATGAACTGGTTTAAAAGTGTTTGGTTAAGAATGCGTAAGAGCAATGGATTACCTGGCAATGAAGTATTAGTGCCTATGACGCCACAGCCCGTCGAAGCAAAGCCTAAACGTGTAAGGAAGAAAAAAGATGTTAACAATACGTGAACGATTAAACAATCCCGGCATAGTCAGAGTGTACTTGCAAATGATTAGAAACGATACAGTAGATATCGTTACTGATTTGCGTAAGACATTACACGACAATGCAAAGGATCATCCTAAGCTAGCAATACTTGAAGAAGCATTTGTTGCACGACTAGGCAAATGAATCGTAAAGTGTTTTTAGGCTATTGCTACTGCGATAGTCGTTTTCGCACCATCGAAAACATAATAAAGAATGGTACAATGGAAGAAGTGTTAGAGATACAAGAAGTTAATGAGTCGATGCCAAAGATGCATCGATATCGTGAAGTCTTTAGCTTATTGAAGGAGAGATTAAATGGGTTATAGAGCAACAGAAGCAATGGCCGCTAATGCGAAGCGTGGCTTAGAGATGCGCCAGAAAGTTAGTCCAAGCAATCGTGGCGGTACCGCAGTAGGATTAAATCGTGCAAGTCAGTTTGCAAATAGACGAGAAGTTAGTTTAGATACAGTTAAACGAACCTATAGCTTTTTAAGTCGAGCCGAAGTGTATTATAAGCCAGGAGAGAATACGCCTGGCACACAAGCGTATCTGTTATGGGGAGGCCCTCCAGGACTAACATGGGCTAGAAACATATTACGCAGTGAAGGATTATTAGATGACTGAAATAGTTAAAAAAGGTAGAGGTGGCGCACGTGTAGGTGGTGGTCGCAAGAAGGGCTCGACACAGAAGTTAAGTGCCCAAACTATATTAGCCGCTATAGAACAAGCTGACAAACCTTTTGCCGAAGGCTTTGCAGAAGATTATCATCAAGCTAGACTAGGTGATGACAAGCATTTATTACAGAAGTATCAGAGTATGATACTGAACAAAGTTGTTGCAGATAAGCAAGAGATTGATGTGACTACATTAGGTCAATCAATGAACAATAACTTTGTGTTTCCAACAAAAGAACTAAGTGATTGGAAAGAGATTCCAATCAGTTACAGTGTGAATGAATAATATAGAGATACCACTATATGGCGAGCAAGCAACAATATTAAATGACTGGCTCACTACTGACAAACATTGTGTGGATATTGTTCCAGTGGGTAGTGGTAAGACATTTCTTGCCAGTATCGCCCTACCACTATTTGCTAGTGATGCGAGATACCATAAAGGTAAAGACATAATCTACAGTGCGCCAACAGGTGCGATGATTAAGTCACTAATTTGGGAACCTCTAAAGCATAGTTGCATAAATCATTTTGGATTAACTGATGGTAAAGATATTAATAATAGTGAGCTTACAATTAAGTTTCCTAATGGCGTATTCATTCGCTGTAAAAGCGCAGAACAACGTGAGAACTTACGTGGTCTTAACGTAGGCGTGTGGGTCGCTGACGAAGCCGCACTCTATACGCAAGATACACTGCAAGAAATAACAAATCGATTGCGCCCTCGAGTAGGTCAAGCTGATACGCAAGGTAGATTGATTGTGATTAGTACACCTAACGGCACAGGTCCACTGCACGATCTGTTTACATTAGCACTAGAGAATGATGAGAAGTATGTTGTTCGTCATTACAACTACCTACAAATGCGTAGTGGTAATAAAAACTTTATTGATGAACAGAAACGTATCATCAGCCCATTAAAGTTCAATCAAGATTATATGTGTCAGTGGGAAAGTGTTAGTGATGCGTTCTTTTATACGTGGGACAGACACAAATACACACGTGAAGTCAAAGACTTTGGTGGTGATTTATATACATTCCACGATTTTAATAAAAGGGTTATGTGCGCTACTGTTGCTCAAGTTAAAAAGAGTGGGCATAAAGAAGGCACGATAGAGATATTAAAAAGTTATGCGATACCCGACTGTAGTACAGAAGGTATTGCTGATGCGATTAGACAAGATTTTCCTAAACGTAGAATCAATAGTATTATCGATATGAGTGGAACACAAGTGAATCGTGATACTACAAGTCCCTTTGGCGTAACAGATCGTATCATCTTAGAGAAGTATGGCTTTACTATTGTGAATACACGTAAGAGTAATCCATTGATTACAGATACAGATAATACTAGCAACGGTTTTATAAATCGTGGTGGATTAGTTGTGCAACCAGATGATAAGTTTTTATTAGAAGCATTACAAACATATCATTTCGAAGATGGTAGTCGCAAGAAGTTAGTCAAGTACAGTGAGAGTAGATACGCACACATTGACGGATTAGGTGATTGCATACGTTATGGCATACATCATCTGTTCCCGATACAACACGACAGCTTACCTATCAATGAGTTTGTAGGTATGGATCAACGCTTTGCGAGACAGAATAAACCTGGCTTAGAGCATATGCCTGAGAGTCCATTATATCCAGGTGGACCGAGCTGGGAAGAGATTATGAATGGTGATGTTGTGGAGGATTTTCAAGTATGGGCTTAAGAATGGGTAGAAGTAAAGGATGGACGAATGGAATTCCATTAATGGACAGACTGTTACGCAATCTTGTAGTAGACCAACACTCTAACTGTTGGGAATGGCAAGGTGGTAAAAACAACATTGGTTATGGTATGATACGTGATGGCAAACAAATGCGAACAACACATCGTGTAAGTTACGAAGAACATAGCAATACTGTAATACCTGCAGGCTTAGTAGTAATGCATAGCTGTGATAACAAGAGTTGTTGCAATCCTAGTCATTTAAGCTTAGGCACGATGAAAGATAATATGCATGATATGATTAGAAAGAATCGTCATAGGCCCTTTGGTGGTGTATTAGCGCAACGCGGAATGACTGGTAAGAAACAACCTCGCACAACCTGCAAACATTGTATGCAGTCAATGCCAAACAATAGCTATGCAAGATATCACGGAGATAAGTGTAAGCTTAAACCTTAAGCATAAATACATTATGCATAAATCAACAGAACTCGCTCTAAGCGATATAAAGAGACAAAACAATGTACAACAATCGTGATTTACTAAAACGCAATGTAGTATACGACAACATCTATTTGCAGATGTTATCGTATCAATACGCATATCTTGGCGGCATTACATTTAAACAAGCTGTTCGCAAGAAAAGACCTAGTGAAGATAGCACACTCTATCTTGACTTAGTAGCTAATACAGTAGCACAGCCTATCTGTCGTTACATTGTTGATACTATCAATGATGTATTGTTTGAGCCAGGCATCAAACGCAATTTACAGTTTTGTACACCACAAGGTAAACACATCGCTCCTGAGAATAATGAATGGATTGATTTGTTTCAGTTAGATGCCGACTTAACTAATCGTAGTATGAATGGCTTTATGGAAGGTGTAGGAGATTTAACAAGTATATTTGGGCATTGCTGGGTCGCAGTCGATATGCCCCAAGCAACAGAAGGGAATCTTGGCAGACCATATGTGTGTGCCATTAGCCCATTGGATGTATGGGACTGGGAGTTCGACTACTACGGTGGTCGACCACTGCTCAAATATGTTAAAATCAAAGAGATGGAAGAAACAGATTGTTACTACATCAAGTGCTATCATTTGGGCGATGCAACAACTCCATCACGTTGGGAAAGCTATGAAGTACAAAAAGGACCTGGTAAAGAAAATCAACCAGCTGAGAAAATAGGCGAAGGTACATATCCACCTGGTATGAGCGTACCTGTATTCATAGCATATGGTCGCAGAGACCCAAGAACCATGGAATGTGGCGTAAGTGATATTGATAGCGCAAGTGACGCACAAAAAGAATATTATAAATTAGAATGCGAAAAATATACAGCATTACAGTTTGCTCACACTATCATTCGTGCAGATAAAGGCATTAGTGTTCCAGTACACGCAGGTGCTATTGTTCGTGCTAATGAAGGACAGATTGAAGCTATTGCAATCGATACTGGTGACGTAGACGCAATCATTAGAACGCAAGATAATTTATTAGAACAGATAGAAGCACTGACTGGCCTAGGTGGATTACGCACAAGTAAGAACCAAATTGCGTCAGGCGTTGCTATCATTGAAGAACGCAAACAACTACACAGAACTGCTAAAGCTAAAGCCAGACTGATGGAAGTCACAGAAGAAATGATTTACACTTACGCCGCACGTTTTATGGATCAACGTTGGGCTGGTGAAGTACACTATAACACTGACTATGAAGCACACGATACTAACTATCGTATGGCATTAATTAAGTCTGCTAATGAGTTAGCTGGTGAGAATGAGATCGTTAAGTCATTGATTACAAAAGAAATCATTGCATTGCTGTCACCTGCTGAAGACATACCAGAATATGAACAAGTTTACATCAATACGATTCCATCTAGTGAACTAAAAACATTGATGCAAGAAAACAATGACCAAGTATTAAGCAGAGATTTAGAACCTAGTATGATACCAGAACACGAACAGTATGGTGAAGAAGATGGTAAAGAAGAAGCTGAATACGATAATGAAAACGGAGAATCAGACAATACATCTATACTAGGTGGTGCTGGAACTCCAGTAACAGACGTAGGATTAACCTACTATCCAAATCAAGTAGCACCTGCATTATTGCTAGGTGGTACAGCAGGTAGATAATACTGCCTATAAACTAATTGTAATAAATACAATACAAACTCGGTGATAACGTAAAATCAAGGAAAAAATTAAATGGATCAAAAATCTTTCGTTGGCAACGACAGCCAGACTAATGCAAACCAGTCAGCCCCAGGGCAAGAAGGTGGCGAAGAACAGGTAAACCCTGGTGCTATTCGTAAGAGTACTACACAAAGTTTATTGACTGCACTTAGCAATGCTAGTGGCACGAACTTTACCAGTGTAGAAGATGCTCTTGCTTATGTTGCTAGAACATCTGCTCAACAACTCGGTGGCAACGTACAGCCAGTGGAACAACCAAAAGTACAGCAAAGTTCAGGACGTGTAACAACTAACGACTTGCACGAACGTTTCAATGAACTATCACAAAATCTTGCTCGTAAAGAGCAAGCATTGCGTGAGAAGGAACTTGATAGCGATATTCAGCGAGCAATGGGTGACAAGTTTGATAGTGACTTACTTGATTATGCATTGAATAAAGTGAAGAACAATATTCAATGGAACGATGATGGCACATATGCTATTGTCAATCAAAAAGGTCAAGAACGATACGGTAGTGATGGTATGCCACTTACAATCCAGGGATTGGTAACAGAAGTAGCTCAGGGTAATCCTAAGTTATTAAGACAGAGCAATTCCAATTCTGGATCAGGTTTAAGACCTGGACAAGGTAGTTTTACTGGTGCGTTAGAAGAAACCATACCAGACTATTCACGTGATCCTGCCGCATTCAATGCGTGGGCTAACAAGAATGGTTTAGGTAAAGGTGTCGGACTGAAAGGTCTAGGCGTATCAGCAACAGTATCGAATTCAAGTCGTAAAGTGCTCTGAGCCAACAAAATTTAATTTAAGGAAAATATTATGGCATACGTCTTAGGCGGCCCCAATAACGAGGGCGATGGTTTTACAACAGCGATTTCAAATTTCGCATTACGTGCTATGCACGAATCAAATGGTCTAGTTAACTTCACTAACGTTGTTGCACCTACACAAGGTCAAACATTTTTAGTACCTAACTTCGCACCAATCACATATCAGGATTACAATGCTAACGGTACCGGTGGTACATTTGGTGCTGGTAATGCTGTTGTACAGAATCCTTCATTGGGTCAAGGTACAATCACTGCAACTCCAGCAGTTGCACAAACAGCGTTTGATATCTTCTACGGATGGACAACAAGCTTCACATTGGCAGCTACATTAGGCGCTGAACTTGGCGAGAGTTTCGCTGAGAAGGTAGACCAACGTGTTACAGCGGCGTTCTTATCATTCAAAGCAACTCCTGGTAATACATACTACGCAACAAGTGCTGACGGTTTTGATCGTGTCTTGCAATTAGGTGCTATGGAAATTATCGGTGCTACTAACACTAGTGGTACTTGGACTGATGGTTTCACATCAAATACTATTTTAGATACTGTTCGTTTAATCAAGCAGAACTTTAAAGTAGCTCGTATGCCTGGTACACCAGTTATCGTTATGGATAGCAATGGTGATGCACAGACACAAGCAGGTTACACTGGTGGACAAGTTGGTTCTAGTTTGAATCGTTTGTTAGCTGAACTAACAGGCGGTGCAGTATCACAAAGTGGTGGTTCTAACCTATCTGCTCTTGGTAATGAATTACTAACAACAGGTCGTATTGAATCAGTATACGGCTGTATGATTATGTTCACTACATTCTTACAAAGTGCTTCACGTACTGTTGTAGGTCAAGCTTCATTGCCAGTACTAGTTGGTGCTTATATGGGCGATAGCGCAATCTTTACAGTAATGAAAGAAGGCTTGCAACTTAAAACTGGTGAAATCCCAGGTGGCTTGCAAATTTGGTTAACTGGTGTTGGATACTTCGGTTCTGGCGTTGGTGACTTGCGTAGAGGCGGAGCTATTAACATCCTTCAAAACTAATTTGAATTAAGTCTAGGAATAATATAATATGTCAGTACCATATCAACGAATATCAAATGCAACAGTAGAGGACATACAGTTCTACGATCCGGCAGCGGAGCGTAGAGCGGCGGCTCTTAATGTTGATTGGGCTCCCTATTTTAAAGTCGGTTCACAAGAGTGGCTTTATAAGTTAGAGTTCGGATGGTGGCAGAAATACTGCGACACGGTGTTAGGTGCTTACTATTATGCTAATCTGCCAGACGGTCAGTTAATTTCAAGTTTCAATCCAAGTCTACTCATTAAGAGTGACCAAACATTAATTCGTTTAGACACATTCGGTGCAATACTAGTTTTCTATGAAAGTTTAGTAACCGATGTGTCTAACATGAATGAGGTTGATGTTCAGAATTATGAATTCGCTAAAAAGCGATGTGAAGATGAATGGACAAAAGCGTTGCAGTTGATGAATTTCTATGATTTATATATGGATAATCCTCAAGGACCAACGACAAAGCTTGAAGAAAATTGGACAGCAGACGTTGATTACTTTAATGGAGATAGGAGATATTTCTAATGGCTGAAGTTGCTTATAGTGTATTGAACAGTCCAACAGTTACGCAAAATGAAATTGTTGCAGTTGTTAGACGAGACATACCTAAATTGTGGAACGTACCAATCTTTGAAGACTTCCCTAGCGATAGCGAAGTTGTACGATATGGTATCTACATAAGTGACGTTCATACAGTAGATAGAAATCCTAATCAATTAGGAATACAATACTGTGGTTCAATATACAACGCAGGTGACGAATTTAATATAACATATATTTCTTACCAAGACGATCCATACAATGTTGCTGTTAACAGTATCATTGGAAACTTAGTTACTGCTGTCAAAGACGATGGCGTTCAATTAATGGATGGATACTTTGAAAGAACTTTTGACCAAGTTCGTACATTTGGACCAACACAAGCAGAAAAGCATACCTGGACATTCAGAATGCTACGAATGGAATTTAATACATAACGCCAACATACAAGGAGACTAAAATGGCAAGAATTACAGTTAACACATCAGGTACTCAACCAACAATGTTGGTAAGTACAGACCTCATTAGCAACAGTGCTAACTGGGGAAACATAGCAAACACATTATCAGTTACTTGTTTACAGGACGTAACAATCACAAACTCTACTGGAGTATACTCATACATCGACTTCTGTTCTACAGATATGTATAAGTTAACAACACCAGCAGACAATGAGATTTCTGTGAATATGGTTATCGATGGTGAAGTTTTCTTTGGTAACGCAAATGCTACTGCAAACAGTGCGACATTTTATGGCATATCTGATTTGAGTATCAACAAGATACCATTGCAATTCAAAATGGTAATCAATGGCGGTAATACTACTGCTAACGCTTACTACTACGCTGGTCAAGGATTTATTTCTTCATTAGCACCAACAGCAAGTCCTGATGCACCTGTATGGGTGACACCAATGACATTGGCTGTCAATGGTTCTATGGTTTCAAACCAGAACCCTTAATCTCAATATAGATGGGAAGATAGGGGATACTCAAAAGGTATCCCCTTTTTTATAAGGAAAACAAATGACAGAACAAGTATGGTATAAAACAAATGAAGAAAAGTTGCGTAGTCTTATTGCAGACGAAGCAAAGATGATGCCTATGTTAGACAATATGATGGCAACAGTCAAACAACTAAAAGCAAAACAAGCATTTCGTTTAGCACTTCTAAATCAACTATTAGAAGAACTAACAGATAACGAATAAATACATTACAATAATTTAAAAGGATATAACAAATGAAACTCTCACAGCTTACAGCAAAACCCCAACTAATAGACATTCATATCGATGATGAAGATACCATCAAAGAGTTCGGTGAAGCAATCGAATTCTGGACTTGGGATCGTCAACCTATGGATGTGTTTATGAAGCTAGCAAACGCAACAGGTAATGATACAGCAGGTATCATTGGTATTGTTCGCACACTGATCCTTGATGATAAGGGTAAAGAAATATTAAAAGACGATGCTATGCTACCTACACACGTTTTAATGAAGGCTATTGGTAAGGTGACTGAGCTACTGGGAAAGTAACTCAAGACAGTATTGATCCTAAGTCTGAAAAGATGGCTCTCATACTGACTATAGACGGGCTAGGTAAGCGTTATGGAATGCTACCTAGCGAAGTGTTGAATAGAAGTAATACATTCGATTTGTATATTATGGATATGGCAATGACATTTGAAAATTATCATCACAAGAAGCAGATGAACAATGGCAGAGACCCAATCCCTGATTTTACAGAAGATGAATTATTGACGCTACTGAATAAGAATAAGGATTAGTAATGTCTGTGGTAACAAAAAATACAATGAGTAAAAGTTTATTAAGAATAGAAAAGCACATAGCAAATATTCCTAAAGAAGCTTTTACTGAATTTGTAAAAGGTACGCCTAAGCGAAGTGGTAACGCTAGAAGAAAAACTAGACTAAGTGGTAATAAGATTGTTGCTGGTTATAACTATGCACAGAAGTTAGATGAAGGTTATAGTAAGCAAGCACCAGACGGTATGACTAAACCAACCGAAGATTTCATTGAAAAAAGAATGAATCAAATATTAAAGGGAAAGTAATATGGCAGATTTAAGTTATACAGTTGACGTAAACACGACAGGTGCAGTCAATAGCCTTAAAAAGATTGATACTCAAGTTAAAGCGGTCAATGATAGCTTTGCTAAATTAAAAACGGCTATAGCTGGTATAGCACTAACTGGTCTTATAACTAGAACAATACAGTTCGCAGATGCTATACAAGATGTAAGCGATGCTACTGGCATTGCAGTTGATAAAATACTTGGCTTTAGTAGAGCAGTTGCACTTAATGGTGGAACAGCAGATGACGCTAATACAGCACTACTAAGATTTAATGAAACGTTAGGCAAAGCAGGCGATGGCGCAGTAAGCGCACAAGCCGCATTTGCTAGTATTGGTATATCATTAGAAGATTTAAGAACACTTAGTTCTGAACAGTTGTTTGTTAATACCATCGATGGCCTAGGTAAAGTTGGCAATCTTAGTGAGCAGGCAAGATTAAAGACAGAATTGTTTGGTAAGAGTTTACGTTCAACTAGTTTAACTGGTGTAAGTTCGCAGTTTGCACAAGCTACGAAAGAAAGTCAAGCTTATGCAAGTAGCGTTAAAGCTGCCGCTGATTTACAAAACAAATTAGATATGGCTTTTAAAACTTTACAGGCTAGCATATTAAAAACAATTGAACCACTAGCTAACTTTGTTAATAAGTTAGATCCAAAACAAATTGACGATATAGTACAAGCCATTGTAAAAATGAGTGTTGCATTAGGTAGTATTGCTGTTGCGGCTAAAGGTTTGCAATTGATAGGTAGTATTGCATTAGCAGTAGGTGGTGCGTTTGCAACATTAGCCGCTGTCACAGCAGTTCAAACATATAGATTTACTGCATTTTATTATGTAGTTAAGCAAGCCTTGCCTGTATTCTCTAGTGTGGGGAAAGCAGTAGTACTATTGGGCACTGCTGCCGGTACACAGATAGGTACTTTTGTAACATTAACGTCAAAGCTTCAGGGTGTTTTGTTTATTATAAAACAGTTGGGCGTTACTATTGCGCTTTTTGCTACTAAGTTTTTACCTAGATTAATAGCTCCTTTGGCTCTCATATATGGCGCATTTGAAGCAGCCAGAATAATAATTAAATCAGCATTTGACGTAGACATTGTTGATGAATTTGTTAACGCTGTAAGTTCTGCATATGGCAAGGTTAAAGGTTTCTTTGGAATGAAACCTGATGGCAAACCTGCAGAAGCATCTTATGATGAAACTGATAGACTTAAAAGGCGTTATCCTGCGCCATCGATGGCAGGTGAAGGCAACAATGTCACTAGTGGTATAGCTAAACAGATTTCAGATGTACAACAGATTACAGAGAACTTTAAAGAACAAAACAAACAGACTAATATAAAATTAGCACTTGAAGCAAGCTTAATAGGACTATCTGAGGATCAACGTGAAGTAATTCAAGGTATATACGAGTTAGAAGAAAAGCGTGTTGCCGCTATAAGTCAATTAGAAGATAAGTTAAAGAATCTAAGTCCTGATGAGAAGAAGCTTGGACTGGCTAAAGAAATTACAGCACAGATTGAAGCAGTAAACAAAGAGTATGGTATACAGCAGGGCTTAGTTGTTGCTAACATTGAACAGTTACAAGCGGCAAAAGCAATTGAGCAAGCACGTGTTACTCAATTAGAATATATGACACAGCAGATGCAGAAACAGCAAGAGATTGCTGGTGTCACTAGTGGAGTGTTTACTAATTTACAAAAGCAAATAAGTGATGCGGCATTCGGTAAAGAGCAAAAAGGCCGATCAATATTTGACCAACAAAAAGAACAGATTATACGCAACATTAAACTGTTAGAAACTGATATGGCTAACGCTGTAACAGAGGCGTTTAGCACTGAGGATGGCATAGGTGATGTACAACAGTATGGTATAGAATTAAAGAAAGTTTATGCATTAACAGAACAGTTAAAGCAAGCGCAATTAGAAGAAATCGATCTTAGCCGTGATTGGGCGACAGGTTGGTCTGACGCATTTGCTAGTTACTTAGATAATGCAACCAATGCGTATAAGATCGCTGGCGAACAGTTTAGTGCAATCACACAAGGTATGAACAGTGCTATTGATAAGTTTGTTGACGACGGTAAGTTTAGTTTCAGTGATTTTGCTACGAGTGTTATTAAAGACTTATTGAAAATAGAATTAAGAACACAAGCGGCAATGGCAATGTCAGCATTTAAAGGTGCTGGCGGTGCTGGTGGTATATTGAGTACGATTGGAAGTTTCTTTGGTGGCTTCTTTGCAGGTGGTGGTCAGCCTCCAGTAGGTAAAGCAAGCATCGTAGGTGAGAATGGACCTGAGTTGTTTGTTCCTAAATCTAGTGGTACAATAGTACCTAATGGTGGTAGTATGGGAAGCACTGTAAATAACTATATCACAAACAATAACATATCAGCAGTAGATGGTGCAAGTGTCGCTAGACTATTTGCTGACAATCGCAGAAGTTTATTAGGTGCTACACAACTAGCACAAAAAGAATTACCATATGGTAACAGATAAGGAAATATATGGCAGGGTTGCAAACAATATTAAATTTTAGTAATAGCTTAGAAATCAATCGTAGAAAGATGGTTGGTATACAATATACACGTAACGAAATACCACGTGTAAGTGCTACACCTACATTAAATCCCTGGCGTATGACATTAGAAGTGCCTAGTCGTTTCAAGTATTATCAAGCACGTGACTTGATGGAAGCACTAGACACATTAGATAGAATTACACCTGAAGTTATAA